TGTAAAGAAGTTGGAGCTGTTAGAAATGTAATATTCCCACCACCTGAAGATCCTACTCCAGATACTGTATAATGAGTTGTTTTTGTTTTAACTGTTTCTGTACCGGTAGATGATCTTATAATAACCTGAACTTCATCATCATCTAATATTTTAAATGTATATGCAAATACTGTAGTTGATCCATTGCCTGAATAACTAACTTTAACTGTAGTTGATGATATTGTCATAATTCCCTATATTAAATTCAATCGTTAATGTCTATCTTATTTATTCAAATATATTAATTTTTGGTGTTCTTTCAGGAAAACTCTCTCCTGGCTTCCAAAAATATTCTTTATCTTGTTCATCCCTGTATTTATTAATTCGTCTAATAATTCTATCATTAAATTTAGGATCAATCATTTTTTGTATATTATCAAAGATTAATCTTTCTAAAGCTAGTCTGGCATACCATAAACTTGCACCAGGAGTGTATTGTCTTAAAAAATCACTTACATCTCTTCCATAAGTAGTTTCTTCACCTGATGCTAAATTAATAATATTTCCAAAAGTAAGTTTTGCAACATCTTCAAAGAACCCAGCAGGCGCGCCTAGAATTGTTGAAGATAAATTTCTGCCATATTGATTTTGTGATGCAGTTATAAAATCTCCAAATATACCTAAACCTCCACCTTTAATCATTGCTCTTAACCAATAACTAGGTTCCTGCATTTTTTCTGAAGAAGTAACATCTCTACCTTTTGTTATCTCTCCAAGCTCATAAGCTAAAGCTCCAAATAAAGTTCCTGAAATAACTAAAGGAACTACATATTTCATTTTGCCGGTTAAATTAGTTTGAGTAAAACCTCTTCTTAAATGAGTATAAACAAATGTAATTGGAAAGTTTTTATACATTGCAACAGAATTTATTAATTCACCACCAATAGTTCCTGATCTTTGATTACCAAATAAAGCAACTTTACCTCTTGCAGAAGTTGCTGGTATTGCAAATTCAGTTTCATTAACAACTAATTCCATTAATTTACTTGTAAGATCTTCTCTTAAACTTTCAGTTAAATCAGTTCTTAATCTAATATCATCGGGTCTTAAAAATGTTGCGCCTTTATTTGCATAATTAACATCGTCAATTCCTGCATCATATAATTTTGTTTTACGAATAATATCCCATGATCCATCATTTATTCCATAACGTAAAAATGTTTTTTGCATTGCTTCTGGTAATTCTTTAAATTGTTTACCAATATTCTCAGCCCAGAATCCCATAAGCTCCATACCAAAACTCCATCTACCTGCTTGAGTTAAATGTGATAAACCAGATATTCTTAAAACTGAATCTGATATTCTTTTTGCAACTTGTGGAGCTTCTATTTCTCCAAGAAATCTTGCAGATGCAGATGCTACTGTACTCCAATGTTCAGCAACTAAACCAAGTCTAATTGCAAGTTTTGCTTTACCTTTTTTATCAAGTGGATCAAATAATAATTTAACACTATTTTGTGCTGTTCTGTGTTGAGGTAAACCAATATGAGCTGAAGCAGCTCTACTCCAGTTAAAGTCTGTTAATGCAAGAACTGATGCAGATCCTAATTGAGCTGATGTTAATATATGTCTTAATCCTGCTAAAGATCTTGCTACAAACCCATCAACTGGGTTTGTTAAAGCACCTTTATGATAACCATATAAATTTTTAATTAATTCTATTTTTGTATTAGCTCTATCTTCTTCTAATGAACCAAAAAATTGAGCTATTGACTTTCTATTAAATTTTTCAGCATCAGAAATATCTTGAGCATATTGACTTACTTGTCTATTTAATTTTTCAATCTCTACAGGATCTGTTGATTTAGCAAGTAATGCTTTTGCTTCTTCTAATTGTTGTTTAGCAACAGGAAGTCTTACTTGTTTAGTAACATCTGTTTGAGCTTGTTTTTTAATAAGAGTAGTCATGTAAGAAATAGTAGCATCAGGATTTGCTCCAAGAACTTTCATTAATGCAATATCTCTAGACATTTTATTAATGTGATCCATCATCACCTGGAATGCATTATTATTGCCAAATCTATTTTGGTATTCAATCCAAGACTGTGCATTTTTAAAAACTAAAAATCTATGATCTGTAGAACGTGATGCAAGGTTACTTCCAAAAGTTCTTTGTGTAGCTTTAACTTTATTAAAACCTTCATTAGTTATTGTTTCATAAACATCCGATAATGCTAATCTTAAAGTCTTTTCATTAAATGGAAGTTTAGTTTTTTCATTAATCATTTTAGTAAGATCTAATCTATCCATAGTATAAGTAATCCAATCTTCTTTATTTGTTTTTCTAATTGCTAAAGTGTCATGTATTTGTGGTAGTCCCCAATCTTTTCTAGATGGTATTCTTCCACCATATTTATTAAATTCTAATCTTAAAAATTCAGAAGATGCTTTCCATGCTTCTGCCATTTCTTTTGCTGCTTGATTTGTAGTTGAACCAGGTTCAATAATTTCTCTAACTAACATAGTTAATGTAGCTTTATTTCTTGCGTAACCACCAAAGCCAGGTTTAAATGTATCTAATACATCAACTAATATTTTATGAGCTTGTCCCTTAATAACCTTAACTTGGTTTTCTACAGTAACGTATGGTGAATAGTCATCAGGAGATAAAATAGAAATACCGGCATTTCCATAATCTACTTCTCCATTCATATTTCTGTATGTTTTAAAATGTTTTGATATTGATTGTTGAGCTTTAAGAGTTAATAATTCTCTACGTTTTTTTTCTGCTGCTTCGTATTTAAAAATATCAAATGAATCTTTAGCTGCTTGTTTTTCAGCATCAGCTTGAGACATTCCTTTAGCTAAATACTCTTCTACTTTTTCATCAAATAACTTTATCTGTTCATCAGCTTGATTTTTAGTAACATTACCTTCTGCAATACCATTTGTAATACAATCTTTATAACTCATACGCAGTCTGCCAATCTGTTAATAAATAAATTAGTTTGATTTTCTTCATCAAGAATTTGTCTCATAGTTTTTAATTCTGGAACAATTTCATTAACATCATCTAATTTAGTGCTTAATGAAAATTCTTGATCTAGAATATTTGCAGTATCGTCGCCTAATGTAGCTACAGGTTCTTCTCTAGTAACAATTCCTGCTCCAGCTCTCTCAGGAGCTTCAGCTCGTAATTCTCTCCATCTTCGTAAATTTTGTGCAATTTCTTCTTTTGATCCACTAATGTATCTGATGGTGTCTTCAACTGTGCCATCAATTTCAGCTCTGACATTTATTTGTTCCTTTGTTAGTTTATTGTAAATTGTTTTAATGTTATTATCAACTTCTTTTGTAATGATTTGACTATCAACATATCTGCCTGTTTTTATAGCTCTTTTAATGTTTCTTAACTCGGCAACAGCAAGAGGAACATCAACTCTTATCATGGCAATTCCATATCCTTTGCTTTTTAAAGAATTAATTATTTTAGTTAATGGTTCTTCATTTCTTCCAAGTGTTGGAATAATAATATTATCTCCATTAGTAATGGTTTTTTTTAACATTCTTTTAAAGAATTCTTTACTTTCGTTGTGTACTGATGATGTGCCAATACCATTTTTATACTCAGGTATTAATTTTTTATAATCATCAGAATCAATTACCATTCCTTTAGTAACGTCTTTAACTTCATTTGTAAATTTTGATTTCCCAGAAGCAGGTACTCCTGTTATAATTACAGCAATACGATCTTTTGTTTCAGATCCTGTTTTATATACAGCATTTAATACTGTCTCTATTCCTTTGTATTCATCTTGTCCCAATTTATAAATTTTATTATTTAAGTATTCTTCTGTAAATCTTCCATTAACAAAATTAGGTTCAATATCAGTACGATTAATTTCATAATAGGCATCTTGATCTTCTATTATTTTTTTAACTAGATTACTGTTTTCAATATCAATAACATCTTGTTTTGTTGCAGCGCCTGAATTTATTCTTTGCTCAATATCATTAACCATTCTTTGTTCTTCTAAATTAAGAACTTTGTTTTCTGCACTTAAAGAATTAGTTAAATCTGTTTGTGTAGGTTTAGCAGGAGGAACTTCTGTATCTAATAGTATTTCGTTTTTTAATGATTGACTTTGCTCAACTGAACCTTTTCCACCTGGTTCGTCAAATAACTTATTACTTATGTTTTCTGATTCTGGTCTGCTTCCTGCAGTGCTTGTTTGTATTTCAGTTTTAATTGCATTATTGTCTGGTGATCCGCTAACATTGATCCCATCAAAATCGCCTCTTTCTGCTGCTCGATCGACAGCGTCGGAGAAGTATTTTCTTGCTTCTGCTTTGTTTCCTGCTTGGTAGAGTCTGGCTGCTTCTGTGAGATCTGTAGAGAGTTGTCCAACTCTGGTTGCAAGGATTTCAATTTTTTCTTGGATCTTCGCATTTTGTGTTAATATTTTTTCGTTATTAATATTATCTAGCTTATTGCCGGCAGAAGTCAATAATTCATCTTTACTTACAACAAGTGAGAATAACTTTTTCTTGTCTTTTGTGCTTTTTGCAAAGTTTGTTAATAATATTGATTTTTCAACAATTAAAGATTGCTTAAATTCTTCAACTCCAAACAATGTTTGTTCCTTCATTTTAACAGAAGGAGTTTCTCTAATCTGTTTAAGAATAAGATCTACTTGCTGCATATTATCAAATTTTTGTTTTTTTAATATTGTTAATGCAGATGCATGCAATTCTTTATCAGGTAATAATTCACCAACTCTAGATGCTATTTTGTAATCAATAAATTTATTAACTACCATTGAAAATGAATCGTTAGATAATTTTGTTAAACCTTGTGCAACTTTAACTATTTCTGATTTAACTGGCATACTTGCCATGATTGCATTAATATCAAAATTTTTAACACGCATCATTTTAGCGGCATCAATAGCAGTACCTGTTCCTTGTCTTAGATTAATTGCAACACCTTGAAGCATTGCATGATCTGGTACATAACCATCTACTTCTTTAATTCTATATCCATATAATCTAGGTTTTTGATCTATTAATTTTTTTGCTAATCCAAATCGTTGATGTCCATCAACGACTGCTAATCTACCATCTTTAAACTCATAAACTAAAAGAGTGCTTGCGCTTGGCTGATCCCACTTGGTAACATCCATAAGTTTTTGAGATATACCAAATTCATTTGTTTCTGATTTATATTGAAAAGTCTTTGCGTCTGTTGTTAATTTATTAATATTAAATTCTTCTATAGATGCTCCTTTAAGAATATCTTCAAATTTTAATTTTTGTGGTAATTCATCAGGTATTGTAATTGGTTCATCATTTAATAATTTTAAAGTTGCTTCTGCAGCTCTTTCATTATGTAAATCTCTGCTTCTAACATTATCCACCATTGGATTTTGTTTTTCTTCAAAAACTCTATTTTCTATAAATTCAGCCGCAGCATCAGTATCTTTTGTTTTAAATTGTTCTGGAAAGTTTTCTTTATAAATTTTTAAAGAATCTTCATCAGTTAGATTTTCAATATTATTTTGAATTTTAGCAATCATTTTTACTTGCATATCAGGTGTGGCATTTGCAAATAATTTAGATATTCCAAAAATACTTGTGTTTAATACACCACCAATACCTGCAGCAAAAATTGCAGAGTAAGCAACTTCTTTAGCTCCTGCTTCAAAGCCAGCTTCTGGAAATCCTAATTTTTCTCTATAAGGTTGAACATTTAATTGTCTTGATGCTTCAGATCCTGCTCCTAAAACTCCTTCGTAATATGCTGTTTTTAAAAATGTTCCTAATGCTGTTCTTCCAAAACTATAAACCATACCAAGTGGCAATGTTAAAAATACACTTGGTTCTTTTAAATAACCAATAGCAGTTCCTGTAAAATTACCAACTTTACCTGAAAAATTTGTATTTTCAAAAAGTTCGTTTGCATATGCTTCAGAGTCTTTTGCATCAACACTAATCTTTTTTAAGATAGCATCTAAATTGTTTAATGATTTACTTTCTAATTCTAGTTTTAAATTTTCATTTTTATTTTGCTCTTCTTGTAATAATGTTAAAGATCTAGTAACTCTTTCATGCCTTGTTTCATAACCATCTAATCCAAATTCTGTTTTATAAAAATCAAGATCTTGCACTGGATTATCAAACTGAACATTATTTTTAATCATAATATCAGTGATTTGACTCCATGCATCATCAAGATTTCTAACTTCAGCTACCTCAGAATTACTTTTTTCAAAAGCTGTTAATGCTGCTTTTGTGTTTTGTAAAAAGGAATCTAACGTAAGATATTTTTCACTTCCTTTAGCTCTAGCTTCAACACCACCTAAT